ATGATGTCGATTGCGGCGCGCCATCATATTTGCGCGACCGCCACGGCCTTTTCCAACGTAAAAAGGCTCGTCTCGATCAGGGCGCCAATGTTCATAAACGTAAAACATATCTTACCCCCTTGTCGGCGTTGCGACGGGGGAAGCAGACTTCGACGACCATGCAGAGCTGGCGAATTTCTTGCGATATTCTTCTGTCATGGCCCCCTTCAAGAGGGCTTGGTACTGGCCCTCATATGTGACCGCCATCTGGGGGTCATCATTGGCGCGGCCAAAATTGCGTTGATATGCCGAGATGTAGATCATGGATGCCATGATGAACAGATCGGGAAGATAGAGGCTAATAAACGTCGTTGTAGTTGTCCCGTTCGTGCCATCGCCAAGGCTGCTGGGACGATAAGTTCCAACGATTTCAACGGTATAGCTGCTGTCCGGGTATGGCCCAACCAAGAATGTCCAGTTGGCGTTGGCCGCGCCGCCAAAGGGCGCAAAGTACTGGGGCTGGCTCGTTACGGTAGCATCACCGCAAACCGAGTCCAAATACTCCCTCGTAGACGCCAGAAGCGGCACTCGGACACCAGAATCGGGGCTGGATGTGCCAGCAGGGGTAATGAGATTGATTTGCTCGGGGACCACGAATGTGCTGGTTGGGACCGTGATAACGCGACCGCCAGAACTAAGAGTAGCCGTGGTTGCGATAGAGGTAAACAAGAAATCCAGATCGCGATAAATCCGGTTCTCGGCATAGGTAATCATCTGCGGGAGGATGACAACGAATGGATTGGTTGTGTCGGTCAACGTAACTGGCGTCGGCACAACAGCCATCGTCGCAATCTGGTTCACGTAGCTATTCGTGCCAGTGACGGTGCCATTGTAACTAAGGCCGGTGGTCATCAACAGAACTCCAAATTTATGGCACTATAACACTTATTTAACGCCAAGACACCACCCATCCCGGCGGGCATTGTTCTGCTTAACCTCAATAATTGTCCCGGTCGTGTCCTTGTCGGACCACGAGACATTCTTCCAGACGCTACAAACCGTCTCATTCGTCGCGACGGTTGCCGTCTGGCTTGCGCACCCCAGCAGCGGAAACATCAACAGAGTCGCCAGCATTAACCGCATTTTCCATTCTCCTTATAGCATCGGACATTGCAGCAGCCTCAACCTCAGCAATGGCATCGGCCCGGATTTTGAAGTACACGCCGCCAAGAACGACGACAACGGCTACCGCCATAGCAAGATAACGGCCCATAGGGGTGAAGAGAAGGCTAAACACCATGCTCCTCCATGTGCTGCTTGCGGAAGTACCAAATAGCCGCGCCAAGGGCGATAACTGCCGCCATGATAACGAAGTTTGGATTGTGGAGTAGGCCCATAATCTTGTCTGCCGTGTCGGACGCATCTTGGGCCTGCGCTGCTACTTCCTTGGCCACTCCCAATCCGCCCATTCCGGCAGTCAAAAGAGCTGCATTCCCCTGCTTGCTGCTCGCCATAGAAGGCACGGGCGGGGCTTCCGGCGCGGTACGCCCCTCATGCTCATGCACCGACGGCTCTTCTTTGGCGGCACTTGGCACGGGCTTTTCATCGGCTGTCCACCACGCACTCTCAGCTTGGCGACGGCGAACCAACCCCGGCAGCACCTTACCGCCGCCCTTAGTCCACTTCATCAATTCGGCTGGCACGTCGGCAAATTGCGCCGCGTTTACCTTCTTGAGTAACGTGGACGACTTTAACGCGCCCGCGCCAGCATTGTAGCAAAAATCCACCAGCACATCGAACTCGTGCTGGGTAAGCGGTTGAGTGACCATATTATGCACTTCGGTCTCGTACTTGACGAGATCGCGGCGCAGGATGTCGTTGGCATCTTTCTGCGTAATTGTCATGCCTTCTGTCACGGCGGGAGCGCCAGCAGCAGATGTGTGGCCATAGCCAATCGTCAGAATGCCAGCCGGGCACCGGTATGCCTTGAGCTTGCAGCCCTCAAATTGCTTGAGAAGAGCGTCGATGCCTTCTTGGCTCATTTGCATGGCGGTACTCCTAATGCGACATAGAGATAGCGGCAAGCAAGCCGCAGATGACAAGGACGATCAGCAACAAGAAGGCAGAGCCATAGATCATGATGTTCTGCATGAGTTCCTCTTGCTCTTTGGCGGCTTGAGCGCGGGCGGCAGCTTGTTCTTTGCGGATGCGGGTGGTTTCTTTTAATATCTCATCCCAAGCCAAAATGCCATATTCCGAGATGAAGGTATTCTTCACCTCCATCATCATATGCTCAACCTCTGCCTTGGCAGTGAAAGCTTCGATGGCAATTTGCTCTGCGGACTTCTCGCCAAAAATGCCGGACTTTGGCGGTCTTGTAGCAATCTTGGTAAGTTGGTTGGCGCTATCCAGTAGCGACATTACATCGCCAAACATCCCTTGCAGTTCTTTGCCAACAGATATGCCAGCCTTGATGGCCTCATAGCTGCCTTTGGCGAGGGCGAGGATTGTAAGCGGGTCCACTACTTGTCCGCCTTGCGCTTTTCAAGGCTATCGACCTTATCAAATATCTGTCTGCATAAATCTTTGATTTCTTTTAATGATTCCGAAAATTCTTCGCGTTTGACGTAGTTGGTGGGAAGATCAACCTCAATCTTGTGAATGTCTTCTTGCAGACGCTTCACAGCATCCCATAGCTGCCGCGCCAGCCACCCAATGATGGCGAGAACAGCCCCAAGGGCCAAATCTATGAGAGTTTGAGCTTCCAACATGTCACGCGGCCTCATTCCCCTCGCCAGATATTGCGTTGCGAATATACTCCAAGTTTGCCGCCAAGCGAAGATCCTCGGGCTCTAGTTCGTGAGCTATTTTTGCATGGTGCAACGCCGGGCCGTAAATGCCGAGGTTCCATGACGCAATACTGGCAAGATCATGGGGCTGCGCGCCCCAGACTACCGGGTCGCACGTATATACCTTGGCGCGGTCGGTGATTCGTAATGCCCTCATGGCATAGGCAAAACACTCCTCCCAACGGCATTGGCGGTACATAAGCATTGCTAATTCACACCATGGCTCACGAGTATTGGGAGCCTCGGACGCAGCCATTTGAAAAGACTTTTCCGCGCCAAAGGTATCCCCAAGCTCGGAATAGCACCTTCCCATTACGCGATAAGCATAGCATCGCTCGTTCATCCACGTGGCGCGGGGAAGAGCTAGATACCGCTTACAGGCGTCAATGCTCTCTTGCCAGCGGGCATTAAAACTCAACTCGCGGGCATAATAGAAAGCATTTCTTGGGCAATCGGGGTCTTCCTGCACAGATAGCTCAAGGAGGTCCATGTATTGCCCACGGGATTTGGTGGGGTCGGGCTTATGGACGGCGATAAGAAAGTCGGTTTGAGCCCAAATTTCTGGGATGCGTCCATCTGGTATGGGGTACTCGTGGCAAGGATGGTGCCACATATATCCAGTCCGGGCGTGGATTTTCTCGTAATAGAACTGGATGCCACAACCCCAGTCAAACATATAGCGCAGACGAGTAGTGTGCCCTTTTGTCCAGACATGCTCTATCTCCTCGCGCCAGCCCGGCTGGAGGACTTCGTCGATGTCCAAGCTAATGCAGACATCCATGTCTCGCGGGACCAACGCAAGAGCTGCGTTGCGAGCCAAATCAAATCGCCAAGGAGATATGCAAATGTGATGAACAACCGCTCCATACTTGGCAGCTTCTTCTGGAAGACCATCGTCAGACCCCGTATCTGCAATAAGAATCATGTCTGCATCGGCGGCAGACTCGCAAAACCGCTGCACAAAATGCGCTTCATTTTTAGAGATAGCGTAGACGCATATCTTCAACTTGCTTTCCATAGCAACCCCCTTGCTGCTGGAATTAGACAACGACCCATGTGCTACCGGACGGCACAGTAACTGTCACGCTTGCATTGATCGTGATCGGCCCGGCTGTCATAGCATTATAGCTTGTCGTTATGGTGTAATTGGCTGTCACAGTTTGCTGATTCTCATAGAAAATGCGGTCTGTAGAGCCACCAGTTGGATAAATGGAGCCCGTTGGGCCAGTTGCCCCCGTAGGACCGGTAGGGCCAGTTGGGCCAGCAACGCTCGATGCCGCGCCAGTGGGGCCAGTCGGCCCGGTAGGCCCAGTAGGACCATTCGTGCCAGATGTGCCAGACGCCCCGGTTGGACCCGTAGGGCCAGTAGGCCCAGTAGGCCCGTTCGTCCCAGCCGTCCCGGTTGGCCCGGTGGGACCAGTTGGCCCCGTAGGACCGGTAGGCCCCGTAGGCCCAGTTGGGCCAGTAGGACCGACATTACCGGCAACCGTGATATTCCAAGAGGTATATGTCCCAGAACCGCCAATGGCGTCAGAACTAAGGACAAGCGTAGTGCCGGTAAATGATGTGATTGTGCCTTCAACGTAGTTTGAGGGCGTGACCGAATATGCCGCCTTGGCGCGGGTTCCTACCACAAACGCCGTTTGAGCCGCCGTAAGGTTGGTCGTGAAGGTGAGCGAACCCGTGGCGATTGTGTTGGAAGTGCTGCTTGTAAGACCAGCATATCCAATGCCCGTAGGACCAGTTGGCCCAGTCGGGCCAGTTGGCCCAGTCGGACCATTAACGCCTGCCGTGCCAGTCGGGCCGGTGGGGCCAGTAGGTCCAGTCGGGCCATTAACACCAGCAGTGCCGGTCGGCCCCGTTGGCCCGGTTGGGCCGGTCGGGCCGGTGGGGCCAGTCGGACCGGGCACCGTAGACGCCGCGCCAGTTGGACCGGTAGGCCCAGTGGGACCAGTTTGGCCATTCACCAATGCCACAAACAGATTGGCGTTATTGGCAAATCCAGTTGTGCCAACGCCGCCAGACGCGGACAACGTAACCGGATAGGACCAATAGCTATTGGCTGCGCCGGGGTTGGTGTTCGTTGGCGTTCCGCTCACAGTCCAAGTTTGATAGTCCGCGCTATTGGTGCGGCTTTGGATCGTGATGACCTCTGTCTTGTTGATGAGAGCCAGATAAATATCAATATCAAGCCCATTCGATGTCAAATGGCTAACATTGATGGCAGTGGCGCTTGTCTGGGTCGCATTGTTCCAAAGCAGATACCCATCACCCGGATAGCCGGATGTAGCTGTTGTGTTGGCCACATAAAGGAACAGATTTGAAGATGTGCCTTGCGGACCCGTGGGGCCGGTTACGCCCGTGGGTCCGGTAGGCCCAGTAGGGCCAGTAGGACCGGTAGGCCCCGTGGGGCCGGTCGGCCCAGTCACGCCTTGGATACCTTGAGCCCCAGTAGGCCCCGTAGGACCAGTAGGGCCGGTGGGGCCAGTAATACCTTGGATGCCTTGCGGGCCGGTGGGGCCGGTAGGGCCAGTTGGGCCGGTAGGGCCGCCAGTTCCGGTCGGGCCAATTGTGCCTTGCGGACCAGTCGGGCCAGTCGGCCCCGTAGGTCCAGCCACGCCAGTTGGACCAGTCGGGCCGGTTGGGCCTAAAGGCCCGGTGGGGCCGGTGGGGCCATATTGTCCTTGCGGGCCAGTAGGCCCGGTTGGGCCAGTAGGGCCAGTTGCGCCAACATTACCAGACGTACCTTGCGGGCCAGTGGGGCCAGTAGGACCAGTCGGTCCCGTTGGCCCGGTTGGGCCTTGAGGGCCAGTAACGCCGGGGCTGCCCGGAGTGCCAGTTGGACCGGTTGCGCCGGTAGTGCCTGCTGCGCCAGCGGGACCGGTGGGGCCGGGCGGCCCTATAGGTCCAGTAGGCCCGACGCCTTGGAGATTGGCAATTTGCGATGTAGTGGCGCGACGAGAAACGCCGCCTTGGACGACCTCGATTTGCTCTGCGCCACTTAACGATGTGGCAGCGGGCAAATTTGGAATTTGCACATTACTCATGCCGTCACACCGAGGTTATCGTCTGCCATGCGGTTCCACTATACACGCAAAGCTTATTTAGTGTCGTGTCAAAAACAAGCTGGCCGGGGACAGCTATAAGCGCCACTTTTTGTGCCGTTGTGTAGTTCTGGACAACGCTAATTTGGGCCAGATTGGCGATTTGCTGCGTCGTGCAACGCGCCGATGCCCCAGATTGCACAATTTCAACCAATTCCGCGCCAGAAAGAGAGATTGCAGCGGTCAAATTGGGTATTTGTACATTACTAGCGTATCTAGGCATTAGAGCGGCCCCGTTTTTGGCACTTCATCGAAGCCGTATGGCAAGCTGGGATCGTTTATAACATACCCGCCCGAGGTGTATGTACCAGCAAAAACCGAAGCTCGCAGATCAAACTGCGTGATGTTGATGACCGTAATCGTCCACCGGCCATTTGCAGCCGTCACACCGCCGACATCGTTAATGATGACCTTTTGGCCCGTTATAAAGCCAGAAGTGACATCAACAGTGATCCGAATAAGACCGTTGCCATTGTTAGTAGCGCCAATAATGTTGCGATATGTAACGGCATTTGGGTCCGTTCCGGGCTTTTGGTTCGTGCCACCGGGCGCTTCGCCAGTCTGTTGCGTGACGCGGGTGCTGTTCGTCGCCACATTGCTATACGTGGTGACACGTGTATCGCCCTGCGGGACCGGGATGCCAGTCTGCTGGTTGACAGTATTGTAGCCAGACACTTGGCGGCGGTCGATCTCATCCCAAGCGTATGGCTCGACACGCGGGTTCACAATCGGCACGGGGTCAGCCGGGACTATGATAGCGCGAAGCTGCTCTTGAGGCGTGTCATAGCACGTTTCACAGACCAAAATGCGCTTGTTGATGAGCGCCGCGCCAGCCCAGTCATACTGCCACTTGAGTTGATAATGGTTGTACCAAAGGGCGCAGCGGTCGCAAATGGCAAAAGCTTGCGGGTTTTTCGGGTTTGTTCTGGCGCGGCCAGACCTTGATGCGTAACCCATGACACCCCCTTAGCGGAAATACCCGGCCATCATTGGGGAAATGTACTGCTGCGCGGTTTCTACGTTCTGATCCGCAGCGATTTGATACGATTCATCCGCCATAGGCTTGAGGCCCATAGCCAATTGCGGAGCCCAAATCTGCGCAAGCCGATAAGCCAGCCCATAGGCAAAAGCTTCCAGCCAAAGATAAGGTATTTCAACGGTTTGGCCACCTTGAAGATTGGAATCTTGTATCTGGCGCACCCGGTAATAGTTCAAATACTGCGGCCCGTTGTCGGTGTTGGGCACCGGCCATAGCGTCACAGATGGGCCAAGCGAACCAGTAGACCGAGAATTGCTAATGAGCCGATCAAACCAATAGACAGTCGGGTAGCCTTGCTGCTCCTTGTTAGGATAGCTGGCATATTCCGTGCGGCTAACGGGCAGAATGATGCGGTCGATATTTGCACCGGAGTTCTGGTCTTGGACATAGGCGTCCAAGATCATGACGGTGTTGCCATCAACCGCATAGGTAGACTTGCCCGTCACAAGCGGTGTCTGCACAAGATCAACGCACCAAAGGTTTACGCCTTGGTTCGACCAACGAGCCAAGAGCATATTGGTAGCCATGCGCGAGGCTTCCATATGTTCTTGAAGAACAGCCGTATTGCGGATGCCAATAAGATTATACGCATAGAGCGTAAGCTCTCCTAAGCCCGGATTGTACGTGTATGTGCCGCTGGTAGCCATTGCCACTCCTCTTAGAAGTTTGTGGTAGTGGCGTCAGCAATCAAATACCCACCCGCAAAGATTGAACCTACAAATGGGCCGCCCGTATTAGATTTCATTTGATACTGAATGTCCGTGCCGCCGGGATGTGCCGGAGCAACCGTGTACGGGATATTGAAGATTTGCACGAACGGCGATTGTGAAAGCAACGTCGTGTTGCCATTCACAGTAAAATTATAACCATTTGACTGGATGGTGTTGGAAAGGTTGAACTTATTGTACTCGGCATAAAGCATATAGTTGCTTGAGGTAAAGCCGATGCTGGCGTTCGCTTGAACATATGTCAGATAGAACGTGTACCCTTTGGGAACCGTATAAAGCGACATCTGCGTTTGACCAACACCAGCATTGATCTGAGCATAAAGAACGGTCGCAATCTTTGCCGTGATGTTGCCTGCATT